TGCCGTAGTTATCTGTGGTCCCCGCGCGCACCAGGTAAGAACCCGCGACAGTTTGCGGATTGGTCACCATGAACAAGCCGCCGTTGCTGTACCACCATGCATCAAATCGCATCATCGCGGTACCTGCAGAGGGGCTTTGCACAAAGGCCAGCGCACCGTTGGGGTTGCCGTAATAGCTGCCCAAAGAAATGCTGCTGGCTGGGGCTGTTGCCGTGTACAGCGACTGGTGACTGATTGCTCTGGAGTAGCCAGTCCACTTGCCCGGGATGATCGCGACAGACGCAAATGACCCTCGGTTGGCATTGGTGTGATTCCACAGCACATAAACCGAAGAGATGTTTTTGTAATCTGTGTTGACGTACAGCACACGCTGGCGCTCTTCGTAGTCGGAATAGACCTCATAGGCCTCGTTGATCCCGATCGCGCCGCCATTGATGTTGTAGTTATTGAAAGATGGCCCCGTAGCCGTGATCGTGATGACGATGGTCGTCCAAGTCGAGCTTGGCAGGGTCTGAGAGGCCAATGAAAACGACGCCGTCCAGCTCGATGATGAGGTGTAGCGCGAATACGGGTTATTGACGTTTCGCACATCGCCGGATCCACCCAGACACCAATTGAAAAACGCACCTCTATTGGCGTGTACATGCGCGCAGACCATGTCCTGCGTGAGCCAGGCCTTGCCACGCAGATGGCTCAACGAAATAGCCCCAGAGAAAATCTGAGCCAACTGACGGCAAACGCTGTCGCCCAGACTGCGTGTAGCAGACGAAGAATATCCAGCTTCGGTGCTGACTTGAGAGAGGGAAATCGCACCGGTACTTGGTAAGGCCATGCATCAAACTCCCGCCGCGGCCAGGCGCGATTCAAGCTCAGCGACCTTGATGTCCTGCTCCTTGATGGCTTGAATCAAGAGCCCAACCATGTTGCCGTAGGCCACCGAATAGTGCGTCTCGTCCGTGCCCGTCACGGCCTCGGGAAGCACTTCAAGAACTTCTTGGGCCACCACGCCGGTTTGGCGCCTGGGCACGATGGATTCACCCAGTTCATTGACAGCCGTATCGGTTCGATCAAACGTGTAACCATGCAAGCGGCGCACCTTGGCCAGGGCATCGGGAATCACCTCAAGGTTGGTCTTGACGCGAATGTCTGAATACGCGGTGACGTTGCCAGACGTCCAGACGTCTGAGCCAATGGCAGCCGTACCGGTGCCGTTTTGGCACCAAACCATTTGATGACCACCAGCCATGGCCCCGCCGCTCGCGTTGTTCGTGTGCTTATATGCGGCTCCATACAGATTGCCAAAGTCGGATCCCGCAGCATTGCTTCGGTATGAAGTACCCATGGACCAGATTTGCTGGGTCTTATAAGAGTCATAAGTGCCCATCGGACTGTTGTCGCGATCGGATGTCCCAAAGATGATGTCACCGGTGAGCGTTCCGCCAGACAGCGGCAGGTAGCTGTGTGAGTGCGAAGCTGCAGCGAACGCGCTGGCGTGCTGGCCATCGAGCTTGTCCGAATCGGCTGCTTGTGCCGTCTTGCCCAGGTAGCTTGCATCATGGTTGTGATCTGAGGTGGCGAACGCGCTGGCGTGATTGCCATCGAGCAAATCAGCATCCAGGTTGGTACCGGTTCCGTCGACGGTCAAGAGCTTGGCCAAGACGTCTTCGGCCGTGTAGCCCGAGGCATTGAGCTTGGTCGCCAACTGGGTGTCAAAGTCACTGGACACATCCATGACCAGGCGCCAGGTGGCGGGTGACGCCACCACCAGCTGGTAAAGCTTGGTCAAATCCGTGCGAAAGCAAAGCATCCCCACTTGGAGGTTCGTCGTAGGAAACGCAGTACCACTGCTGCACGAGAGCGCAGTCTTGTCGTTGTTCAGCAATTCGCCCAACGAGGCGGAAAGAGTTCTCGATGAAGGGATTTCGGTGTAGCTTTGCATGACCGTTTGGTGTCCAGTTGAAATTCAAAGGTGTGGGCTTCAATACCCTTGCGCAATCCAGGAAAACATCCCCGGTACACGCTGGCCAGTGCTGTCTTCAAGCACCGCAGTGAAACCAGTCGTTGTGGCGTTGCCAGACAAACGGGCTATCGCGATGACAGAGCCGCCCTTATGCGTGAGCGTGACTTCCGGTGGCGCCCTGAAACTTCGAACAAAAGAGACGCTCACACCGTTGGTAGCATCAGTGATCGTTGCAGTGCCGCGATCGAGAACGTCCGGCACATCCACGCTCAGGCGCAGGCCCTTGATGTAGCCACGGTCCGCATTTCTGGCGCTCAAGACCGCACGGAACATGGCCTTGGCGTAGGTGTAGTCCCCGGCGATGAAATCTCGGAAATCCGTATACCCTGGCGCGTGACCAGCGTCCACGATATCCATGAAGTCCTGCTCGTTAAGCTCGCCGCTGGAGACAATCATGTCGCTGATCACACCGTTGGCGTGGCGGCGGTACTGCTCGGCTATGTCCAGAGCCTGTGCAATGGAAAGTGTGGACGCTCTCTTGATGGCCTCGTTCGTCGAAAATCCTTCATTCAACGTGCGCCGATAAGCCGTTGCACGGCCAGTCAACTCAGCCAAAGCGAAAGCCTCAGTCAATGGCCTGAGGGTGGATTTACCCAGAATTGACGAGATGCCAAGTGGCTCCTGGATGCCCTTGGCAACGCTGCGCTTGAACGCGTCAGCAAGTGCAACGCCTTCGGTGAGTTGCAGTATCCAGTCAACAAGATCGGCATGTTGGCCAATCAGCGCAAGGGCCTCAGAGAGTGGCTTCACCGTTTGCCTGGTAAGAGTGCCCACCGCGCGCAGGTCTTCTGCCGTCACTTTGCTCGTGTGCCGTCCGAGAGAAGCACCCAAGACCACGGCCTCTTGCATAGGCTTCACGGCTTGTTGACCCAAACGGCCATCAACGCCTATTAGCGTCGTCCAGCGTGCAATGCCTGATCGGCGCAAAGCATCCTTTGCGCTGAAAGCATCGCCCACAGCCTTGGTGGGTGAACGGTGCGAAGCTGATGCAAGCGCAATCGCCTCAACGATGGGGCGCGATAGATCACGACTTAGCATTTCTGCAAGAGCCACCGATTCATTGGGCGCGACCGTTGCCTGACGTTTCAGATCATCGATTGCACAAAGCGCGTCTTCAAACGCTTTGGTGGCAGATTTTGAGGACGCACCATCGAGCTCAAGCATCTCGCGCAAGACTTGATGAAGATCCTTTGCCAGTCCTTCAACGAAATCCAGACCAACACGAACATCCTTGATGAACTCCCTATTGCCTGCCTCGGTGGCGACAAACGCCTCATCGACGGGTTTCACGGTCTCGTTGGCGTGCTGCTCCTGAACACGCAAGGCTTCGGAAACCGAAACAACAAACGCGATCAGGTCGGTGTAGGTTTCCAACAGCGCAACTGATTCGGCCACACGAACAAGAACGTCTCGCTTGATGGCGTCTGCCGTGGCCCAGGACTCATACGCACGTTTGAAGGTCTCCAGAATTGGCGCTGTTGCCCACCCCAGTTCTTCAACGATCACCTTGAATGACTGAAGTGCCAGGGTTCTCTGCACATCTATCGATTCACTGAACGCCTTGGTGCCGCTTCTGATCAGTGCCGATTCAAACCCCAAGCCTTCAAGAAACGTGCGCACAAATTCGATGACATCTGTGTAATCGTCCCGAACTACCAACGCTTCAATGAGCACTTTGCCCACGTCGGCTGCGAGAAGGTCAGACATCGCCAGAAGGTCGGTGATCTGTTTGGCCACATCAGACGCAACTTTGTCATCCAACCCAAATTGCTCCGCAGCTTGCTTGGCCACATCGTTGGCAGACCAGTCCTGCAGAGCCATATGCTCTGAGACCGAGACCACAAAAGCAATCAGATCGGTGTAGGTCTGTGCGAATCCAATCGCATCCAAGAACAACTTGATGAGGTCCTGCCCCACACCGTCTACAAGCGCAAGGTCTTCACTCAAAGACTTATCGGTCTTCCGGTTTGCGAACGACACCAGAGTCATGAGTTCGGCAAATGCCTGCGCGAGTTCACGAAATGCCAGGCCAGCGACTGCCAGGGTTTCACCTTGCTGCGAAGTCATTTCCTGGCTTTTGAAACTGGCCAAAGCAAAGTGATCAGACAACGGAAGCGAAATACCTCGCCCGAACACGGCGCCAACCACGAACGCCTCAATGACACGCCGTTGAAAGTCTGTCAGGTGGCTTTCGCCCAATGCAAACTCACCGTGCAACGCCTTGGCAAATTCGCTGACCAGCAACTCAGCGAAGACCAGATCACGCAAGATGAACTTGTCTGCGTGGAATCTCCGGGATTCCTGCACCGTGACGGATTCATCAAATCGTCGCTCAAACTCAACCAGGTTGTCGCTGCCCGAATCCAATGCCAACGACTCGGGCTGATAGAGATGGGACTGACGCGACAGCGCACCGCCCATAGCGAGGGTTTCCAACAAGCTCTTCTGAGCAGACCGGCGCAGTGCGTCGTCCAGTGTCACGTCTTCGGAGCATGCCTTGTTCACGCCAACGGTGCGCTGATCGGCCAAAGCGACCGACTCAACAAAGCGCAGCCAATACGAGATCAGGTCGGCATAGGTCTGCGCGATGGCAATACTCTCAGAATGACGTTTCGTGGCGTGGCGCTGCAAGGCAGCCTGCAACGACAGTGAATCATTCAGATGTTTCTGAACGCTATCGCTCACACGGTCCGTTGCTGACAGTGCGCAAGCCAAATGCTTCGTCGCCTGCACCATACGGCTGTCGGCCGTGTTGAAGCCTTCAGCCAGGTGCCGAACGAACGTCACCGTACCCGCATGACTGTCGGCCAGGGAAACGCCTTCAGCGCGCTTGATCTGACTGGCACGCCTGAGCGCATCCTGTGCCTGAAACGCGTCGACCAACTTCTTGCTCAACGCGATGCGCCGCGCCTCAGAAAATGAGCAGGAAACAGCAACACCCACATCGTGCTGGGTGCGGGTGGAGGCCGACCAAAGTTTGGCGGCCGTACCCGAGCTCCAATCAAATGTGGCGTTGGTCCAGGTGAAGGCTTCACCGGCGGACACACCCACCTGAACCGTATCAGCCACAGTGTCTTGCGCCTTATCAGCTCATGGTGAACGTGAACACGGCGGTCAGACTGTCGTCCACACCCTTGTTCACCACGGGGAACACCACGCGGTCCAGCATCGTGCCGCCCGTTGCGGCGTTGAACACGCCGGACTCAGTGATTGCGCCGGTGGCATCTCCTGCGGCAAACGCCGCGGTGAACGTGAAAGTCTTGGTACCAGCGGTGTGCGCATACGTTGCGGCGTTTCGATCAATCTCAGTGACCAGCGCCGTTTGCGTGGCTGCTGCAGCAGTGGTGCCCGTGCCCAGTGCGATATAGGCCATCACGCCCGGACGCGAGGTGGCCTTGCCGATGGAGTCGGCAATGAAGTCAAAGCCGACGTTGACGATGATGTTGTCCTTGTGGACGGTCTCAATGTCGCCATTGGCGCGCGTGATCAACAGCGTCATCGAGCCGTGCAATTGCATGTTCTCATCCATCATGAGTGAAATTCCTTTGGTCTGGTAGGAAGGTAGGCCAAAACGGCCAACAAAAAGGGCGCTGCACCAGTAGCGGCACAACGCCCGAGGGGGAAAGGGGGAAACGAGACGGGAAACGTGATTGAGATTGGTCGTTCAGTGAAGCTGCACGCTGGTGTACGGTCCTGCTGCGGCCAGGGGCTCACTGGCGCCGATCACGCTGTGGTTCATGCCACCCACGAACAGGCGGCGATCGACTTCGGTCTGGCACACGCCAACGCACAGGAAATCTCCTGCAACAAATTCAAGTGGAACGACCACGCGCTGATACAAATGGTCTTCGAGCATCAACTCGGATCTGAGGTGGTCATAGATCACACGCAGCGCAATCCCTGAACCCAGCACGCTCCAGACCACCGACGTGGTCACCTCATCAGGCACGAACCAGAACGAGGTGTTGAACTGCGCAGGAATGGCCACGCTCCAGGCCACTTCGGTCGTGTCCTTGATCCGAACTCCGTTGCCATAGCGGGCCTGGTCATAGGTCACACCGTGACTCTGTGTGACGTTTGAGGCACCCAGGCTGGCCAAATCGCCATTGAGTCGCCAGGCCGCAATCTCGCCGTCTTGCAGCACGCCCCGGTACCGCGACATCTGAAACCGCGCCTGCACGCTTGCCAAGAGCCCATCGGCACTCCACTGGCGCACGGCGTCTGTGGAATTCCATGAATACGACGCCTGGCTCCATTGGGTGCGATCGTCTGCGGTTGCGCCCAGGTTGGTGAGCAAGGTGTTTTGCGCGCGCACTGCACTTTGCAGATCCACTTCAAAGATGTATTCGCTGCTGGCAACACCACTGGTCATGCGCAGCACAGGGTCCGTGCCCACGGTCACATCTTCCATGAAATGGCGAATGCCAGTGAAGCCACCCGCGACCTCGTCGCGTTGCAGGATCAAGTTGGCGCTTTGCGCGATCGCCACTTCGTTCGTGACCCAAACAGCAACGTCTGAATACACACCCGGCGATGCAATGGCCTTGATCCAGAAGGTGCGCTCGCCATCAAAGCCTGCGGGCGTCGCATAACTGCTGGAATTGACCTGGGCCACGAAGACGGAGGCTTCCCAGGTCGAACCTTCACGGATTTCATAGGCAACGACTTCACTCTCGACGTTGGGCAGCCAGCGAAACTCCAATCTGCTCGCCGATTGCACGACATCGAATTGGCGCACTGGCGCAGGAGCTTTGAGCTCCAGCAGGAATGTGCTCACCGCCGCGCTGTAGTTGCCCGACGTGTCAAACGATCGGATGTGATACGCGTAAACACCGCCAACACTCTGATCGTGCACCAGCTGCGTGGCCGCGGTCGTGGCAACCAACTGTGCGTCGTCCCACCCAGAGCCGACTCGCACCTCATAGCCCGCCAGATCGGCGTCCTCCACTTCAATCCAACTCAGGAGCAAGTCCGTCAGGCGACGGGTGACCATGAATCCGGACACCGCCGCAGGAGGTAACGTTTTGCCCAGCACGGTCGAGCTCAAACTCGCTGGTGGTCCTTCTTTACGGGTCACACCAACGGCGCGGACCTGAAACTCATAGTTTCCCTCCCTGGCGCTTCGGATTTCGATGTAGTTGGCGCTGGTGAGCGGCAGGCTCTCGAAGTTGCCACCACGCATTCGGAATGACACGCGATAGGCGACGGCCGCTGGCACTTGCACCCACGACAGTTGCACCAACACCTGCACCTGATCCTTGATGCGGTACAGGCTCTCTTGCATGACAAGATTGGTTGGCGCCTGCGGCACGTCCGAGAGCACCGAGATGGTTCTGGGCTGCAGCGCCAGGCCTTGCTCAATGGCAGCGTACTTGTCCGGGTTGTGCGCCAGCGCCGTGACCTCGTGCAGGCCTGGCTCGGATTCAGCCACTTGCACGACGCGAAACAGTTGGGCCTGCACGGCAGTCGCCGCCAGCACCCAGATGGCGCCAGATCGCGGCGCTTCATCAAAGGCAGGTGTGACACGCACCTGAGAGCCATCGATCGCGGCAACGTCACGCTGCTGAATCTGACCATTGGCCAGCACCACCGACAACTTCCAGTTGCTGGTTGCTGCGTTCACGCCAACGGCATGATCAACAGTCACAACGTCTGTAGTAGCGTTCAGAATTCGACCGCCCAGGCGCAAACCAGCACGACTCGGGTCAGCCACCTGGATGACGTCGCCCGGGCGGACCAAAGCGCCTTCAAGACCGGTGCGAAACGTGACGATTTCCGATTCGGACTGCTCCGAATACAGCAACCACTTGCCCACCCGATGCGCCTGCCCTCGCGAGGTGCAGCCAACTGCCACAACTTCAGCTTGAATGACGCCGTAGCGTGCAATGCCAGAAGCGTCTTCGACGTACTCAACCTTTTGGCGATAGAAGTCGGCCGGATCGTTCCAACTGACCATCGCGACCGTGTGGCGCGCCTTGGCTGATGAACCCTGGTAGGCGAATTCACCATCCACGACGTTGGCCGCGGTGAACTGGTAAACCGGGTCCTTCGGAGCGTCCTGCGTGAGTGTGATGGCGCCCCCCGCCCAATAGGCCATGCCCCGAAAGACCGAAACCATGTCTTGCACAACTTTGTAGGCCTGCTCACGGGTCTGCATGTACAGGTTGCAGGTGAAGCGCGGCTCCACGCCGCCCAGGCCATCGGGCACCAGTTCATCGCAATACCGGCCAATCGCGTACAGCGCCCATTTGTCGACCTGGGACTCAGGGATGAAGCCACCCAGACCATAACGCTCAGAGGTGACCAGGTCGTAAAAGCACCAGGCCGGGTTGTCGCTCCAGGCGACTTTGAAGCCGCCGTTCCAAATGCCTGTGTAGGTTCTGGTTTCGGGGTCGTAGTTGCTGGGCACGCGAATGCGCAGCAGCTTCAAATCGTAGGAGCGCGCGGGGATACTCTGAAACTGCGATGCGTCCACACGCAGTGCCATCAACGCGCTGTTGGGGTAGCGCAGCTTGGATTCAATGACCTCGGTGTACGAATCCAGCCAGGTCTTGTTCTGCAACGCGGTCCGCGTTGAATCTTCGGTGATGCGGCGCAGACGAATGTCCCATGGGCCGGTACCGGAGAGCGGGACGTAGTAGCTGCGCTGGTAGCGTGTGGTGGTCTTGCCGGAAACCGTGTCGCGCAGGATCTCAACGAAGCCGGATGCGCCGGTTTGAACATCGATGGCGTACTCAACACTGGCGCCATTCAAGTCGCCGTTGCTGGTGTCCTGTTCAGTGAGCGTAGGGATACTGATCTTGATGCGAACGGCGTTAACTTCCCCGTCATTGACGGTGCGAACGACCGGTTGATCGTGGCGGCATTCGATGCCGACAGCCACTTCATTCTCGACAGCGGCGAAGCCCGGGATATAACCTTGTTGCTGGGTACCCGAGCGCGTCACCAGCGTCACGCCGGAATAGTTCGTAGAACCGTCGGCATTCTCAATGGGTGTCTCATCCAGGTAGACAGATTGGAGCCCATTGGCCAGTCCCTCGATCTCGCCTTCACAGACCAGGTCGACCACACGCGCATACGCTTTGGATCGCAGCGAATCCGGGGCTTCCTGCGCCACGCGAGATGAGCCGCTGCCACTCTTGCCGCCTCCCAAACCAATGATCATTCGAGTCATATCGCGATCTCATCCACATCGATGCCGGCACTGATCACCGCGGAACCAACGATCATGCGTCCATAGCCCACAGGAACAGGATGTCCCTGTGCGGTGGTGTTCACTGCTCCGTTGAACGTGTAACTGGGCTGTTTGTTGACTTCCGTGGGAGCCGAGGCGCTTGGCGTGGGTGCGATCATCTGCGCCACACCGCCAAGCATCATGGACGTGCCCACCGAATACAACGTGGCCTGAGACAGGAACGAGCCCGCTGCGGCCCAGCCCATGGGGTTCCACCAAGACACAGCAATCAGTGCCGCACCCAAAAGGATTTGCCCCAGACCGTCGCCCCCGGCGCCCGAGACTACCGGCGCGATCGTGATCGCAGCCTTGCCACTGGGATCATGCAAGGCCTTGAGGTTCAGTTCGTCGTGGCCCGCCAGCACCTTGTAGCCGACACCGCGCTCACCGGAAGAAACCAGTTCACGTTCGAAGTTGGGAAAGTTCGCGCACAACGCACGAATGGCTTCAGCGGCTGATGACACATCGAACTCGTGATGACGACCGAACCGTTTGCCCAGTTCACCCAATAGTCTGACCTTGGCCATCGTCTGCAATGTTCCTTCCCACATACCGCAGTGCATGTGTGGTGATCTTCTGCCAATAGCCGCCGTACACGTCCCGACTGGACAGGCGCCCTTGCACGTGGTGCAAGATGAAGCCTTCGCCCAGATATACGGCAGCGTGATTGGGCACGGGAGATGAAACCTGTATCAGGAAGCAATCCCCCTCCTTTGCTGCTAGGACATCAATCGCCCGAAATCCTGCAGCCTCAAAGTTCTCCAGGTACAAGTTATCACCGCGCTTCCACCACTCGTCGTGCCGATGAAAATCCGGCAGATCAATGCCACGCACCTGCCTGAACCAATCCCGCACCAGCGAGTAGCAGTCCAGCACGCCATGGCTCCATTGGCGGCCCACGAGCGGTGCTGTGTAACCTGATGGCGTGAGTTCACTCCATTCACCCGATGGCACGGACACGATGAACCACGGCAGGCCGGAGGCCTCACAAGACACGCGATCGGCCTGGCTGGGCGTTGCTGGCAGGTTCGGGTGTGAATGCACGACCGCGACCACCTGCCCTTGTTCCTCTGCCATCGCGTAATCCTCAGGGCTGATCACGAATTGATCGGTGCCAACCGCCAAATTGCGGCACGCCACATACCGTTTGCGGCCGTTCCTGACGATGAGCAAGCCACAGGCCTCGCGCGGAGATTCACGTAACGCGTGTTCGAGCGCCGCCGCACTTGTTGCTGTATCCATTGAAGATTCAAATCACCTGAAAAGGCCAACCGCCGGAAAACCGCCGTACGGCAACTCGGCATTGACGCCAAAGCGTTTCTTGCACGACTCCAGTCGCTTACCGCACACGTCCAAACTAGTGTCGTACACAGCCGAATCATTGGTATCCAGCCATACGCTGCCGGTGTAACCACACTCGGCGCCACGATACTTCCACGGGCAGACGTTTTGAATGATCTGGCGCCGCGGCAACATCACACCTTCCAGATCAAATGACGCGGCCAGCTCAAACTCGACCACCTCGCGGGTCTCGCGTGCCTTGCGGTCGATGTAGAACACGTCGTCGGCAAACGCTGCTGTGGTG